ATCCTCAAACACAGAAGTTTGATTAGACGCAAATCTTAGAGATCTTGTCATTGTTCCGTCAAAATATTGTAGTGGTTTATTTAAGTGGTGTCTAGAACGTAGAATAAAGTTAACTGGTGTTCTATTACCTTTGAGGATATATACTCTATCCTTTACTTCCCATTGTGGCTGGGTAGCCGTTTTACTTTTAGCCATTTTATTAAAATTAAATTAGATTAAAAAAAAGGGGGACAGGAATCCCATCCCCCTAATTAATATTACTTCATCAAGATAAAGTTGTTTGCTCCGTGAACACAAAGCGCTCTTTCACTCAAGAAGTGTACTTCCATAGCGTCTAAGTCGCTAGTCATTCCAGCATTACCAGCAGAACCAGTAATCCAAGACTTATACTTGCGATCTTCAGCTTCTGACTTGCGATACTTCACATGTAAGAAAGGACGTACAGCGTTTTTACCTAGAACTTGGTCGTAGATAGTAGTTGTACCTGCAGGCACTAACACACCGTCTACAGCAGAAGTTAAGGCTCCAGTTGTAGCGTCATTTAAGTATTTCCAGTCAGTTTTGTAGAAATCATATCCTAAGTTGAATCCTTTGAATCCAAGGCTGATTGCCATTTCTTCATCGTTGTCGAATAAACCGTAAGAGCTTGTAGAAGCACCGCTGTTGTTTTGATCAGCTAATACTTTGTCAATCTCGAAAGATTTAGTTCTGTTAACGAAAAGAACATTCTCTTGGATCGCTCCTTCTTTGTCAAGAACTTTGATAAGCTCTTCTAAGTCAGTGCGAGCAGCAATTGAACCAGTAGCAATGTTTCCTCTGTTTTCGATTTCGTAGAATAAACCTTTTGTTCCTTTGTATCCAGCAGACTCAGCACCAGATCCAGAAGCAGCAGGCTCTCCTTCGATAAGAGATAATTCCATGTAATCTTCGAAACGTAGACGAGTTTCATGCTCTGATTTTAAGTACCATAGGTATCCAGTAGCACCGTTCTCAGTAGTCACCTCGATCCATCCGATCTGCGCCATATCAGAACCATTGACTTCATACTTGTCTTTGATGATGATAGGAGTAGTAGTTTGGATGTCTTTAGGAGCTTCTAAAGAACCACTCATTCCGTTTGTTCCTTTCTTAAATTCAGAACCGAAAGCAAATACGCTAAGTCCAGTTGTTCCTATAGATGCATTTAAAGCAGCTCCTGAGTAAGAAGCAACATCAAATGTGTTAGTAGTTACAGCTGTTACGATAGCTTTGTCTTGATCAGTTCCGTCAGAAATGATTACTGTTTGGTTTAAGCGGAAAGGGTGTCCATTTGACGTGATAACGTCTCCAGAACGAGTTGCTCCAGAAACAGCCAAGTGAAGTCTTCCTTGCTCAGACCATTGAATTACATCAGATTGGAAGGGCATCTCAGCTCCTACCATTCTTAAAAAAGCAGATACAGAACGGTTTCCGTATTTTTCAAATTCTGCTTCGTATACATCAGGTAAGTATTGAGAAGTAAACTCAATAGCAGAACCTAGATAGTTAGTCGATAAAGTCGACTTTGATGGAGCTGGTGTTAACGCACCTTGTACTCCAGAAATAGTTACACTCATTTTAAAAGTTTTTTAGTGATTAATTATCGTTTTCTAATTTTAAACGAAAAATTATCTCCTGAGTCTACTGCTCTAAACTTTGTGCCTCCAGTGTCGGTTGGTGCGTTTGACCTGACAGTCATGTCTATATTTTTAGTCTCTTTCACCAATCCGTCTGTTGCATCTGCTTTACCCTGCTCATAAGCGAACTGAAATAAAGCATCAGCATTAGTGGCTGCAAACAAAGCCTTGTGGTAAGATGCCGCATCCTTCACTATCCCCTTCTCATCTAAGTGTTGGCTAAAAAAGTTATTTATGTCTAACTGATTTTCTTTAACCTTACTTACATCATTAGGTTTAAAAACTTGCTTCTTATCTCCGACTTTAAATTCAAAACCTTTGAACTCATCATTGAATAGGGCATTTGTTTTTTCTTGGAAGATGCGAGATCTATCCTTCTGCATTGCAGACTCTTGATCTAATTCTTCTTGATATTTATTATAAAAGTTAAAAGCTTCTTTGTAGTTTTCAGGAATCTCAGCTTCTCTTGACTCAAGGGGAGCTTTGTATTTTTCCTTCATACCTTCAAAGTAGTTTCTAGCTTTGTATAATTCTTCTTTGTACGCAATCTTTTTCTTCTTGATATCTTTTTCGTCATCAAGTTCTGAATCAAAACTGAACTCCTCATTAATAAGGTAGTCAATCTCTTCAGCATCAAGGTGTGGCTTTTCTTGCTTGTAATACTCACGCAATACGTTAGTATCATCCATAGCACTCCAGTCTTGCTGAAGCCTAGCATAATCCTCAACGGATCTACCAGTCTCCTGCTTGTACTTCATGAATTGAGCCACATCCTCTGGTAAAGGTTGCGCTTCTTCTTTGTCATTATTTAAAAGAACGTCTAAAGACTCCACTTCTACGTTTCGTCTTTCTTTTAAGTAGTTTAAAATACTTTGGTCATCAAGCTCAATTGGCTTGGTTACTTCTTCTTTTTCTTGTACTGTGTCTTCGGCTTGCTCTTGTACTTGCTCTTCGACACTTTCTTCTTGTTGTAGATTCTCTACTGTTTCTTTTACTACTTCTTCTTGTACAGTCTCTTGCACTTGTTCTTGTACGTTTTCCTGTACAGGTTCCTGCGTCTCTTCTTGCGCAGCTTCTTGTTTTGGCTCTATAGGATTACCTTCGGCATCCAAAGCTCTTAGTTTCCATTCCATTTTAATTAAATTAAATTATTGCAAAATTATTAAATTAATCAATGCCCACGATTCCCTCCATACCAGAGCCTAACGTGTCTTGACCATCAAAGTCGATAGGATCTAAGTCTTGTTGTCTTTGCTGTATCAACTTAGACTGTTGAGATGCCTGCTTGGCTGTTCTCTTGTCCTTCCTATCTTCCTTGTATTTTTCTTTTTCTTGTTGCATTTGTAATTCAGAAGACTTTATTTGACTTTCAATTCCTTTCTGCATTTTAATAAGTTCTGCTTTAAGCATAAACTCTTGTTGCATTCTTTGCATTTCTAGTTCAGCCTCTAACTGTTTTATCTTAGCTTCCGCCTCCATCTTAGCTAATGCTGTTTGCTGTTTAGCCTGTTCAGATGTCATAGCCGCTTGCTGATTAGCTTCTGCTTGAAGAGCAATGTTTTCTTGCTGTCTCTTGTTATCGAGCTTCTCTTTACGTCTTTTTCTAACTTTAAGAAGTTGTGATGCAATTTTTACATTCTTAATGTTTCTAATATCAATAGCATCATCAATATCAATCTTTCCAGCAGAAAGTGAAGTCTGAATGTTTTGCTCAAGCATCTGCTTCTCTTCTTCATCTGGATGCATCTCAATGAATATTCCAAAGTCATGTAAATGAAGCTCCTTGATTTCTTCTAGTATGTCAACACTATACTTACCTATATTCTTAATGAAATCTTCTTTCATATCAGAATACTCAAGAACATCAGATAGTCTATAGGCTATACACTCTGCAAGTCTTTCTGTTATAAATAATCCTGACTTGAGAATATGTCTTGTTGCAGTATTTGAGTTTAGTGCAGCTAATTTCTGAACACCAACTAAAGCATTAGAATCTGGCATAGAGCCATCTCTAGCTTCATTTAAGCCTGTCACGCCTCTCAACATATTGAGATTGTAGTTGTACATATTAATAAGGGAGGATATCTTAGAGTTTGCTCCAGATGAGGTTAGCTCCTGTACTGGAACCTTACCGCTATTAAACTCTCCCTCTTCAGTAAAGCTTCTACCTAATACAGACCCAGTTTGGAAGTACATATTCAATGCCTCTTGAGGAGAGTATGTATTACCATTTCCTAGGTTAATAGATGATAGTCCATCTAAATCAATAAAGACTCCGTCTGGAATCATCTTGGCAGCAACCTGCTGAAGCTTAAGGTGTAAAAGTTGTATCTGATCCGCAAATGGAATCATTCTCTTTACAAGGGAATCAATCTGACCTCTGTACATTTTTGGCGCAGACACAACGTAGGGAGCATACACTCTCTCCATTGAGCTTTTTGGACGCACCATATTTTTCATCAGTTCCCATTTGAGAATTTTGTTTGTTCCTAACACAAGAACACCTTCGTACCATACATCAATTCTTTTAGATAATTTTTCAAAACGTGCTTGTTCTGTTTTTGGTGGATTGAATTGATCGTCTTTTTTTAGCACTTTTTCTCCGCCTTGTGCTGTTTTCTTTTTCTTATATACGATATTCTTGTCAGTCTTGTAACAGAAATACAATAATGTTGCAGTATTCTTATCAAATGAATCAGTTTTATAACCACCTCTCATTCCTTGATATGAATCAAACTTAGATGCCGACTTGGCAATTTCTTCAACTTCTTCTTGTGTTATTGATGGATCAATCTTTTTGATCTCTGTAATGTTGACATTCTTAACCTCTCCAAAGTAATAGCAATCCTGGAAATGTGGATCTTCTGTTGGGCTGAACACTAAGTCAGCTGGGTCTACATAGTCAACTTTAATTCCATCGTGAACATTGAAAGTATGCTTTGCAGCAGATACTCCAATAACCGTAGAGTCTTCATCAAGTCTTTTCTTGATGTGTTCGTAGTTGTTATGTTTTAAAACAGACGTAATGGCTTTTTCTTCAGCAATCTCAATATCATCTTTATAATCGATTTGCATATGTATATCTAGCTCATCATCTGTTTCAGGAAGTGCATCTGGTTGTACGCTAAACATATTTTTGCCTAGCATAGCTCCGATTTCTTCAAAGTCTTCTTTATTACGCATCTCTGTCTGGATGCGGTTTTTGTACATAGCTTTTTTGTTTGAAGATACTGGATCAATTGCCTCAGCTTTTACATCAAATAATCTGTTTGATATACCATTGACTACAATATCTACAAACTTTGGTATAATAGGCACTGGAGTCCAATCTAAGTTTAAATATGATATGTCTCCATTAATAGCAAGCTCGTCTTTGTACTTTCGTACAGACTGTTCACCCATTGCATATGTTCTTAGTTTATGATAGGTGTCACGGTTGTTATAAAACCTTGATTGACCACCCTCTTTTCTAAACCACTCAGACTCTATAGCATGCCCTACCATAAGCCCATATTCTTTC